CTCCATGTTTGGACTGTGCCAAACTTATCTACCAAAGTGGTATTGGGAGTGTTCTATATCGGAACACTTATAGGGATACTAGTGGCATCACGTTTCTTGAAAAATCAGGAGTAACAATTGAAAGAATCTAAAAATTATACCACAAAAGTTGTAGAGATTTGTGATAATGGTGATGCTATTGTTGAATTGCCTGATGAGTTAGTGAAAGAACTCGGTTGGGAAGTTGGTGATACTCTTGATTATGAAATGAAAAATGAAGCTGTTTATATAAAAAATCTTAGTAAGGAAAAAAGAGATGCTTGTGCTCCCTGATAATATGATAGGTAGACCTATTGGTTTCACCTGTTCGACATTTGATTTACTTCATGCTGGTCATATTCTAATGCTTGCTGAATGTAAAACTATTTGTGATTATTTAATTGTTGCTGTTCAAAGTGATCCAACTATTGACCGACCAGATGTTAAAAACAAACCAGTTCAATCAATCGTTGAACGATATGTTCAATTGTCTGCTGTCAAATTCATTGATGAAATTATTGTTTATGATACAGAGAAAGACCTTGAAGATTTGTTAATGTTCTTACCAATTAATGTTCGTATTATTGGTGAAGAATACAAAGACAAAGAATTTACAGGTAAACAAATTTGTGAAGAACGTGGTATCAAAATTTGGTACAACTCTCGTAATCATAGATTCAGTTCTTCCGAATTACGCAAAAGAACTTATCAATCAGAGTTAAGTAAGGTTAACAAATGAGTAAAATTTTTACTGATGTTCAAATGTTTATGTTGGCCTCTGGTCAAACATTGAATACACAGAATGAAACGCAATCTTTATTATATCGCAAACTAATTGATGAAGAATATCAAGAATTTTGTGAAGCTAGAATTGATGAAGATGATGTTGAAACTTTAGATGCTTGCTTCGATATGATTTGGGTGATTGTTGGTTATATGTTGTCAAAAGGTTATGATGTTGAAGGTGCTTGGGACGAAGGCGCAAGAAGCAATCTTGCCAAGATTGATGCTGTAACAGGCAAAGTTATCAAACGTGATGATGGTAAAGTTTTAAAACCAGAAGGTTGGCAGAAACCAGACTTCAGTAAATATATTAATAGGAATAAAAATGTCAATTACAATTAAAAATCTTGAAGCGGCATTGGCTGGCGAATCAATGGCTCATATCAAGTATCGTTATTTCGCTAAGATTGCTATGGAAGAAGGCTTTGAGGATGTTGCAAAACATTTTTGGCATACTGCTGACCAAGAATTACTCCACGCATGGGGTCACCTTGAGTTGTTGATTGGTAAACCATCAACCAAAGAATGTTTAGAAAAAGCAATTGAAGGTGAAACATATGAGTTTACTACAATGTATCCAACATTTAAAGAACAAGCCGCACAAGAAGGACATACATCAGTTCAAGAGTTCCAAGAACAAATTGAAGAATCAAAAGAACACGCTGAACAATTCGAAGAAGTTTTGGCCAAAGCAGAAAAGCGTTTTGCTGCATTGGCTAAGATTGAAAAACGTCATGCAGAGGCATATCAACAAAAATTGGAGGCACTATGAAAGAAATCCATGTGTGTGTAGTTTGTGGCCACGAACACAATGAAGAATTTGAAGGTAAGTGGGAAGATTTACCAGAAGATTTTCTTTGTCCAGAATGTGGATGTGGTAAAGAAGATTACGAAGTTATCTAAAACGAAAATATTTTATAGAGAGGTATAGTATGAATATTCGTGAACTGGCCAAAAAGTTGGCGGTAGAGTATAAACTTCCAAGAGCAGATAGGTATGACCTGTATCTGCGGGAGTTTGACAGCAAGGTGGAAGTCCTTGGATGGGTTCAAGACCCAACACAAAGCATGAACGACTTCCGTGGTCGTGAAATGCTATTCCCAAAACGCTGGGTCACCATTGGAGTTTTGCCATCGGAGACAAAGGTAAATGTATAAGGTAGTATATTACCGAACGGGTAGCACAACCGTAGACTCTAAGGAGTTTGATACTCTTACAGCTGCGGTTCAATTTTCAATTAAACTGCCGATAGAATCGGTCTTAGAAATTAAACATTATGACAGTAAAACTAATAACCTTCAAAACGAACCATACGATTTTAGGTGAAGTAAAAGATATGCCTGAGAATGATTATGTTGAAGTGAAAGATTGTGTTCAAATCATCTCAGTACCACCAACAAGTCAAAACCCTCAAGGTGGTGTTTCTTTTGTTCCGTTTGTTGAGTATGCAAAAGAATTCAAAACTGGATTCAAAATTAAACGGCAAGATATTTTAATGATTAACGAACCTATACTTGAGGTAGAGAATCAATATAGTAAGATTTTTGGTTCTGGCATACAGATTGCCTCTAATAACTTCAAACTGTGATATAATGTGTGAATGAATAAATTTTACACATCGGTTGCCAGCGTAGGCAACAACATACTTTATCGTGGCGTAGAAGATGGCAGGCGAGTCAAGGCAAAAATACCTTACTCGCCTACTTTGTTTTTGCCATCCAAAAAAGAATCACAATGGAAAACATTGAAAGGTGAGAACCTTGAACCAATGAAGTTCGATGGCATTCGTGATGCAAGAGAATTCATTAAGAAATATGATGAAGTGCAAAATTTTAAAATCTATGGCATGAATAGGTTTGAATATGCTTTCATCACCGAACAGCATCGTGGCATGGTTGAGTGGGATATTGAACAGATATCTATTGGTGTAGTTGATATTGAAGTTGGCTCAGAGAATGGTTTTCCTGATCCATACCTTGCTCTTGAACCTATTACAGCAATCTGTGTGAAGTATTCTGATGGTACTTGTGTTGTATTTGGTTGTGGTGATTATGAAGTGAAAGGTACTGAACAATATTTCAAATGCAAAGATGAATATTCATTGTGCAAAAACTTCATAAACTATTGGCATCAAAATTGTCCTGATGTAATTACTGGTTGGAATATCAAGTTCTTTGATATGCCTTATCTTGTTAATCGTTTGCGTAAAATTCTTGATGAAGATGAGGCGAAAAAGTTATCGCCTTGGAATATCATTAGTGAACGCAAGGCTAATGTTAATGGCCGTGAGATGATTGCTTATGATTTTCTCGGTGTTGCTGCATTAGATTACATTGAGTTATACAAATGGTATGCGCCAGGTGGTAAATCACAAGAGTCATATCGTCTTGATAATATTGCACAAGTAGAACTTGGTGAAGGTAAGATTGCATATGATGAATATGATAATCTTCATGCTCTGTATAGATTAAACTATCAGAAGTTTATTGAGTATAACATTAAAGACGTTGACTTGATTTTAAAACTTGATGATAAGTTGAAACTTCTTGAGTTGGCAATTACTCTTGCATATGATACAAAAACAAATTATGATGATGTGTTTGCACAAACTCGTATGTGGGATTCTCTGACATATTCATATCTCTTGAATAAGAAAATTGTTGTACCACCAAGGGTAGTCAAAGACAAAACATCCGCATTTGAAGGTGCCTATGTTAAAGACCCACAAGTTGGTCTACATAATTGGGTTGCATCGTTTGACTTGAACAGTTTGTATCCGCATTTGATGATGCAGTATAACATTTCACCAGAAACATTGATTGAGCCATCTGATTATACAGATGATATGCGTGATGTGATTATGAATGGTGTTTCTGTTGAAAAGATGTTGAACAAAGAAGTTGACACATCAAAATTAGTTGATGTTACACTTGCACCTAATGGACAATACTTTCGTACCGACAAACAGGGTTTCTTACCTAAGATGATGGAAGAAATGTATGAAGATAGAAAGAAGTTTAAGAAGTTAATGCTGAAAGCAAAGCAAGACTATGAAAACGAAAAAGACAAAACTAAATTATATGAAATAGAGAAGAAGATTGCTCGATATAATAATCTACAACTAGCAAAGAAAGTTTCATTAAATTCTGCTTATGGTGCTCTCGGTTCACAATACTTCCGCTTCTATGATTTGCGACAAGCATTGGCTGTAACTCTGGCTGGCCAGTTATCAATTCGTTGGATTGAAAACAAGCTAAATGAGTATATGAATAAACTTTTAAAGACTACTGGAATAGATTATGTTATCGCCTCGGACACAGATTCGATTTATCTCC